TGGAGCGGTAAATGTTCGCGCCAATAGTCGCCATTTTCTACCTGGTTTTTCCCACCACCACGCAGCTCACCCATGTCATCTATTTCTTTGGCTTCAACATCCCAAGCAACATCGAGTGCTTCCTCAATAAGAGTGCACGTACCGTTGTCTAAGTATTCGGTTGCTAAATGGAATACTTTCCCGGCAAACATCGCCCAGTTACCTGTTGTTGCAATACCAACAACTCGTTCCAGGCGAAACATTTCCCCACAGTTCGCATAGTTTTTCACTGACGAATACGATAAATGGTTTTTCCCTGTCACTTCATGCAAGCTACTCATCCTGCACTCCCACCCTCGCCCGACTCCACTGTCACAAAAACAGTTGAATCAACGGTGTGTTCATCAACAATGCGCCAGGGAACGTCGTGGGGGAGGCTTTCGCAGGCTTGCGCCCAGCCCGTACTTTCCTCATCGGTAACGGCTAACCACCTGGTTGCCGATAGTTGAAAGACTTGTGTACCGCCCACGAATTTGATGTAATCGCCCCCTGTTTCAATGTTACGACTTGTCTACTAATTTCACGACTTTTCCGACATTTGTAAGCATACACCGAACATTGTGAGATACGTAACAAATGTCTGCGTGTCGCTAATATAAATTGACAACCGTCCAGTGTCTTGATTACGGCCAAAAGTTATATGTTCGATACCAACGGCGTGTCTGCTTGACATACCCTTGCAAACGTAAATATAATTCAACGGTGTTCGTTTGTTAGGGGAGAACCGTAGAGAACGGTTCGAGCTATAGGGCACTTAGGGGAAGAACCGGATGAGCCAGGGGATTAACACCCTGGCTTTTCTGTGTGTTTAAGCGAATCTTACTTCAGCAACGTGAATGGGAAGATCCGCGGGATCTTCGGCGCTGCGGGGACCGTAACCGAATCCTCGGGTGGAATCGTAGGCAACCACCGTGTTGTCCCGTGCCATGCGTTCCATCCAGCTGGTGAGCCTTTTCTGCTCTTCCGGTGTGATCTCCAGACCGGCGCGTTGGCGTCCCAGGCAGCGCAACATTTTCGCGGGGTAATCACGCTGATGCTCAATTTTAATCGTCCAGGGCAACTCTGCCTCATAGTATCGGGGTTCTGCTAACCCGGCTCGCACGATGGCCGCCGATATTGTGGAACGCCCCAGGCGTTGCCCGGTTTGCTCAAACACTAAATCTGCTATGGCGCCGTGGGTCATCCCGCGACGCAAATACATTTCGAGTTCTTTATCGGAAGGACTTATCCTGGGCCTGCCCATGATTTCCACCCCATTCTGGATGCTAAAGTTGTTAATAACGTTATCCTACGACATAAAAAAAGAATAACCGTAGATTAACACGCATCAAAAGTTTATGCGCGACAAACCCTTGCAAACGGTTTTGGGGTTTAGTGACATACCAAACCTGTGGATAAGTACCCCCTATTTATAGGGGAGCGTGTCCGAGGGGGGACTTGAACCCTAAACAGGTAATGGTGTACCTAACAGTATCCCCTCACGCAAGGGTGTATGCTTACAAAATACATCAACAGTATCGGAGGAATGCATCATGGCTTACGAAACATTGTCTCAAGGAATCAAGCTTTACGACCAATACATTCAAGCAGCACGACTCGCTGAAAACACTCGAAAAAACAAGTTACAAGTACTCAGCCACGCCCAAAAAGTGTGGGGGAACCCAGTAATCCGCCGCGTGAAGCACAGCGACGTGTCCGACTATTTCGACGCCTACCCAGAATGGTCACCCAAAACAAGAAACCTATATTTAGGTGGCTTGCGGGACTTTTTTACGTTCTGTCGGAACGCCGAAATCACACCCTTCGACTTCGACCCGACACGGGGTTGGAGAAACATTCGTGAACCAGCCTCAGAACGATTCTGGCTACCACCCACAGAGTTCCCCCAACTCCTTAACGCCGCACCCCATCCACGCGACCGCATGATCCTGGCTGTCGGACTGTTCGCCCTACTGCGAGGATCAGAAACCCGCATCCTCTCATTCGGTGACGTGAATTTGAGGAACGGGAAACTCCACGTGTACCGCCCAAAAACAAGGCAGGAAGTTCAACTCCCTATCGTCCTGGAGTTGGAAGAAGAATTCGAAAGATACTTCGACTGGGTGCGTGTCACTCAAGGCGAAATCATGCCCAGTTGGGTTTTGACCCCTGTACAAAAAATCAACACTTTCACTGGCCCTGGCGGGGCCAGCATTCCTAACATGGGAATGAAAATGACCACCCAATACGAACATATTTACCAGCCGGTGAGGAAAGCTTTCGTGCGCCTGGGTTATGACCTTCCCGGCAAAACCGGGAACCATGCACTGCGCCGTTCCGGTGCACGAATGCTCCTAGACTTCTTCCGCCAAGTCGAAGGGGAACAGTCAGCGGTGCTGCGAGTATCAAACATGCTCGGCCACAAAAACCTTAAAGACACCATGACATATATTGGTCTTGACCTTGAAGTGGAACAATTACACGTTAAACTCCGGGGCACAAGGGTCCTCGCCAATCCCGCCGACCGGGTATTGAAAGTGGTGTAAATCATGGCAACAAAAACGCTTCACGTTTGTGACTGGCTTAAATGCGAAAAAGTGAGTGTTTGCGCCATCACAATTGACCATGAGAAGTCACAAGCAACCCGCGTAATGGATCTGTGCGAAACACACTACAAAGTTTTCACTACACAAATCCTTCAGAAAGCTTCCGTAGCGTGGCAAAAAGCAGACAATCCTCGTTCATACGTTCTCGAAACGTGGACAGACGTACCCAAAAAATAAGACAAATAGACGACAAAAAGCCCCCCAACTAGGAATCACACCTAGAAGGGGGGCTGTGGTCTGTGAAGACCCTTAAATCGCCGTTAAACGGCATCCTTACTTACACTATTCGGCACAAGACAATCGCTATACCGCCAGAGTTCCCTGCATTATGTCCAGGTGGCGCGGTGCGCCTAAACGTCACCTTTTCAATATACACATTCACTTTCTCGCCAGTCGTGTAATCCTCAAAAGGAACCAACGAATACGTGGACTCTAACGATTCCAACAGTTGAACACGATCCCACGCATACCCATCATAACCAACAGTCATGCCCGCTTTATCCGTTTCACTATCAAACATGAGCAACGGTATCCGAATCAAACGAGTCCTCACTGGTGAAGGAATCGCACGCAACTGGTAAGACACAACATTAGGCGAGCTGGCTTGCCCCAGAGGGGCAAGCAACTGAATCGCTAACCAAATCGAAGTCGTAGGCGCATTCGGGTTACTCGACACTTTACCGGTCGAATCAAAAAACTCGCCACGCGCCGCAACAACCTGCTGCCACGTATTTGGAGCAGTATCCCCAACATCACGGGAAGCGTAACCAACAGCAGTCCCAGTCATCCCATCTTTACCCAAAATACGGAAATCACGCCAAGTTTTGTCTTCAGCAGTACCCAACCGGACCCGGCCCGTCTCCAACCAGCCATCCTCAACAAACAAATCCGACTCCTGGTACACACCTTCACCGGCAACACCCAACCAAATCTTGCCGTTCAACGTCGTAACAGACGTGCACTGCCCACCAGTACCAGAAGAAACAAGGTCGTTCGCTTGCGCAAACAACAACGCCTGATTGTCAAGAGTTTGACCAAGATTCAACCGAACCAAACCAGCTTTCTTCACACCAGCACCAGCACCAGCATCACCACCGACAGCAGCGTAAAGAAAAGAACCAGAAGCAACAAAATCGTAAACACCATCCAGTGAACTTTTAGTCACCGGACCTATTTTCAAAGAACCATTAGCTTCCATAGAAGAAATACGAACACCAAGACTCGTCCCAATACACAAAAAAGCGCCAACATACGAATAAATAGTGTTCACAATCTCACCACGAGGCATTTCAGCAACAAGAAGCAACGGGCTAAGATCCACAACACCGGCAGTCACAGTCACTTCAAGCTTGTAAATAGAACTCTGCACACCGGAACCACCAGCAATATAAATCGCTACAGGCCCTTCACTAACGTCAGTCCACTGCCAAGATGCAGGTAAAGAAACACCAGCATCAACCTGCGTCCAAACAGCACCGGCACCTTCCCACACTTCATTACCAACACAAGCAATAAGGCGACCTTTAACCCAACGCACAAGAACATTCACGCCAGGTTTAACAAAATCATGCTCCACACTGGAACCACCAGTCACTAACGGACCCGTAGTAATCGTTCCGTTGTTTGTTCCCGCAAAATAATTGTCACCATCGGTAGTGATAGAAAACACGCCAGTAGTAGCGTCGCTCCACAGTTCAGTACCATCCTCATCCAAAAGGGTAATGCCAGAACTGTCGAACAAAACTACACCATAACTTGTCCCAAGAAGCTCAAAAGTATTAAGGTTTTCTACCAACAAATTAGTGTCATGCAGCAACGTCAACTGTCCAGGGGTCCACACATCCACCCCACCAGAGTCAGCAAACCGAAAACGAGCCTCATCAACACTAATTTCTAACGGTTCCGCGTTACGCAAACCACCACCAAAATGCCAAGACTCCTGCGACCTCACCCAATAACCAGAGTCCAAAGACTGTTCACCTGGACTGGTCGCAGTATCAATACGTTCCCTACGAAACGGTGCCGTTTCCCGCAAAAACGGGTCCTGGTCACTCATGCCAAACAAAAACTTCAAGTTACCAAACGAACAATCCCAACTCGCGGATTCAGGCGCATCAACACTACCCCCAGGGTATCCCGTGGTACCGAGACGCTCATTGATCCGTTGACTGATTTGAAACAGGCTAGTTGTCATAGAGTCCCTTTAGGGTTCGCTTTCACAAAAGCACGGATTTCACGTTCAGCTTTGGCTGAGTCTTTACGGTTACGCCGAGCAATCCCAACAACCTGATGCCACCAGTCAAGATCCTGCTTAACGTCAGGTTTGCGCGTAGTCCAATCACGGTGACGAATCACACGACTGACCGGCAAAGACTTCCATGTTGGGCGCATGGCGTTCAGCAACGCCGCTGTGAGCAACGCTGTACTCACAACCTGTTCGATGTTGATTGCACCTTCACCGTTGCCAATAGTCGCTGTGCGACCCATAGACTCAATCTCAATGCCATACAAATAACGGTTGCCCTGATCCTTGGGGATGGTAACTAGGCGATTGAACTTGTACGCCCCACCTTTGCCGGCGTGATAGGCGCCAACGCCGGAAACAACCTGCACGGTGCCGTCACGTTGCACAAGAAAATGGCAAGCCCGAACAGGTGCGAAAGGATTCGTGTTCACAATGTAATTCAGTGAATTAATGCCAGCAGTGTGATGCAACACCACACCCTTAAAGTCGGAACGCCCGTTGTAAGGGTCAATGCTGGCAGAGTTCCAGCCCTTCACCAGTTTATAGTTCACGTCATGTGCGCGAAGCTTGTTCAGTAGTCTGGCGGGTTTCACTCTCATCAGATTTCTTCACCCTCGAACGTCATCTCCCACTCTTCAGCGGGATCAGTGTTAGCAAAGGCCAAACCGCCAATGAACACAGCGTTGGCCAAACCGATCAGCGCCGGGGCAACTTCATCACTGACCCAGCCGAGAATCACAAGCACAGGAATTGCAGCTGCGCTTACGCCGTAAAGATACTTGCGCCACTTCGCCGGAATGTTGAGCATGTTTTCTCCCATCAAAAAAGCCACCCCTAGTTGAGGTGGCTGATGCTGTGTTGCTGTCTAATTATTCGTTAAGGTGCCAAGTGATGTGGTCGTCAACTTTGTGCCTGACCTCGATCACGTCGCGTTCAATGCGGTTCAGTTGATCCTTTGTTGACGCGCCACCATTAGGAAGTAGGTCTTTTCGCATCGCTTGAACTTGCGACTTCACGATCCACAACAGGCCACCGAGCAGCGCCGTCACAATCGCCAGTGAAACCGACACCAGCGAAATGATCTCGCCTGCGGTCATGGCGCAAGCCACTTCATTACAGGGGTGAACCATGTCACCACCGCGAACTTCTCCCCCGACTTCGGAGCCAGAGCCTCATGCTCGTAGGCATAATTAGCGGGGAACATTACGAGCCGACCTTTTTTCGGGGTAACAGAAACATCAAACCGCGTGAACCTTGTTTCCCCACCCTCATCAACATCATTCAAATACAGAACCGCGCTAAAAATGCGGGGAGTTTGCCCACCATCATCGGCATGTGGGCGATAAAACTGGTCAGACTTTTTGTAATGCAACAACTGCAACGGCTCCATGTCGCTGATTGCTGAGTGTGTTTCCTTGCCGTAATGATCCGCGTGATCGAACAGGCACTTTGCTAAAAGAATGTCATCAACGTGACCCTTGATGCTGGTGTCCATCGGCATAACGTCACAGTTACGAATCTCTGGCTTGACTTGATCGTTGTCTGTCTTTGCTGACTGCCACACGCCACGATCACGCAATGACCTGTGGATCAACTCTTCACACTGTCCCCAAGCATCCTCATACACAAACACACATGGTGCTATTTCCTCAAACTGCATGACATTTCCCTCTCAGAAATGACGGTGCGGAGTGTTCCGCAAACTCACCTGGACTTGCTTCCATAAAACTTCGTCATATTCCTCGGCTTGACGCATCAGCCCAGCAGAGACTCGCGTGGTTAAAGCTCGACGCTCTATTGTTTGCCGGACATCATGCAAACCTTCACTGTGCTCGCTGGCATCGTCCTCCAAGTGAAGGTCGTCAACATGATTGAAGTCATGCTCGAACCAGTCCCACCCAAAATGCCCATACACAGCGCGAGTGAAACCTTCAGGATCACGGATTAGTTGATCGTAGGTGCCGAACAGGAACCTGTCATCCCCGCCCTCTAACGCTTTCACAGTATTTCTCAGTGCATCCAGTAATGGATCAACGCCTTGAACGAGAAGGTCACGCTCAGGCAACACATCACCGTTGTTTACTTTCACATGAACGAATGACTGCATAATCTCAGGAATACTTCGTAACAAAACTATGACCCGTGGATTGTCTGTGATCTTATTCAAGAAGCCGAGCGGGTCATGCGCCCATGCCCTGTCCTTCTCCAAAATGTATCGCTGCTCAATATCTTGGTAATACAAGCGCGGAATCTCACTGACAAGAACATCAGTAAAGTCTGTGCGCCGAACCCTTACCAAACCTTCACGCGCATACGTTTCGCAAACATCATGCGCCCCGAACATGAGCCGCGCCAACGGAGAACCGCCAGACACATGAACGTCAGGATTCTGCCCAATCAGACAAGTGAGAAGTGTTGATCCTGTACGCGGCAGCCCAGCGAGAAACCCGAACTCATGCACCGAGGTTGGGCCTTGGGAATCCGATGCGCCCGTCAGTGTCCAACACAGCACCAGCATCTAAAACCTGCGCCAAGACTAACACCTGCTCATCTGTAATCTCCGTGACATTCCACGCCTCAAGATCATCCAAACTCACATCCCCATGCACATAACCAACAATCAGATCATGCGGATCAGAGCCAGTAAAAAAAACTCCTTCCGCGCTGCCACCACGCTCCACAATAACACTTTCTGGGCCGATCCCGTAACGCTCGTCCGGCTGCCAATTTAATTCCCACGTTGCATATCTCATTGAGTAATCTCCCTGTTCAATAATCCGGCGTTCAACATGCTTGTCAGATTCCCTGCCGAAACTTGCTGCTCCACACTCAAACGGTCAAGGTTGGCTTGCCGCTGCAACCGTGCTTCCCAATATTCCTGCTGGTTCTCTTCGATTTCTTGCGGCGTGAACGGTGGATATTCATTAGCCAGTGTGAGGAGAAAAGTAAGTTCCCTTCGCGCACCCTCGATCAAATCAAGTGTGATCGTAATATTCATGCGACGCTTCTCAGCTTTAATCTGATCCAACGGATCGTCGCCAAGTCGTTTAAGTTTGATGCGCTGCTTTTCCACTTCCAACTCCGCGAACCGTATCTTTGTCACTAACTGTTTCGCTTCCATCAGTATCTGCCGATACCGCATGTGAGGGGTGTCATGCTGCCCGACAACGAAATGCCTGAGTTGGTAGTCTGATCTTTCCCGCACAACGTAGTCCCGTGCTGTTTGTTGGATTTCGGTCATTGAGAAGCAAATCCTGTAGCGTATCTGACGGCTGCGCTCAGTCCAGTAGCAAGTGTTGTTCGAGAGTCGTTAGAAAAAAGAAACTTATCAACTGTGGCTACAGTTCCCGCCACATCCTCGTTGCCGCCAGCAACGTATCCGGCAGTAGTCGAAGCGAAACCAGCAACATAGCGTCGCGCAACACTCAAACCAGTAGCGAGTGTGGAACGTGAATCATCAGAAAACAGGAACTTGTCAACCGTCGTTGTAGTGGGGGGGCTGCCGCCTGCCGCGTATCCGGCAGTCGCGGAAGCGAAACCAGCCAACATGTATCGCGCACTAGATAGTCCAGTTGCAAGAGTAGTGCGTGAATCATCAGAGAACAGGAACTTGTCAACCGTGCCCACCATAACTGGTTCACTTACTCGTCTGCCGCCAACCGCGTATCCGGCAGTCGCGGAAGCGAAACCAGCAAGACCACGACGCGCAAAACTCAAACCAGTAGCGAGTGTGGAACGTGAATCATCAGAGAAGAGAAACTTGTCAACCGTCGCTGTCCAAGGGAAAACACCGCCTGCCGCGTATCCGGCAGTAGTCGAAGCGAAACCAGTCATTTGGTATCGCGCACTAGATAGTCCAGTTGCAAGAGTGGTGCGTGAATCATCAGAGAACAGGAACTTGTCAACCGTCGCTGTACTGGGGCTTTTGCCGCCTGCCGCGTATCCGGCAGTCGCGGAAGCGAAACCAGCCAACTGGTATCGGGGACTAGATAGTCCAGTAGCAAGTGTTGTTCGAGAGTCGTTAGAAAACAGGAACTTGTCAACCGTGTCCCTATTAGGGATTTGGCCGCCTACTGCGTAACCCGCACCCGCAGCACCACGCGACCCGCTTGACGCGAACACACCGAACCCATGAAAGAGGGTCACGCGAGACTCCCCACAACAATCCAAGTGTCCGTGCCTGTCTTATACAACTGGGCTGCCGCATAACGATCCGACAACTCGGGTGTGGCACCTATCGTTGAATTGACTGTCACTCCCGCTGCACCGGCAATAGTGACAACGCCAGTGCCTAACGCGGCAACCGCGACAGCAGTACCGGTTGGGAACGCAACCGTTGCATTGGTGGGGATTGTGACCGTGCTTGCACTAGCGGAATCAACTGTCACTAACTTGCCAGCGTCAGCAAGTGCCAGCGTGTAAGCAGCCGTTTTCGATTCAAGGCTGACTGACAGGTTTGCCTTCAATGCGAGGTCGGTTGTCAGGCTAGTGACTGATGCCTGCGGTACGGAAGCCCACTTAAGTCCAGCAGTCACCGCCGAGTCGGCAATTAAAACAGTATTATTGGCGCCAACCCCGATGCGAGCAACCGTATCGTTTGCAGTAGCGGCAATAAGGTCGCCCTTCGCGTCAACAGTTGCTTTCGTGATGAAGCTTGAAGTATCCGGTGCAACAAGATCCCATGAAGCACCGTTGTACACTTTCATTGCACTGGTCACACTGTTGAAATACAAAGCGCCAGTGATGAGAGCGTTACCGTCCAGATCGGTGGTCGGATCCGAAGTTTGCGCACCAAGATAACGGTCCTCGAAATCATCAAACGACGCGGCAGCGGCAGCAGCACTGCTCGCCGCAGCCGAAGCTGACGAAGCCGAACCACTCGCAGACGTAGCACTATTGGTTGCCTGTGTTGTTGCGATCACTGCCTGAGCAGTAGCAGTACCCGCCTGCGTAGTAGCAGTTCCAGCACTCGTGGATGCGTTAGACGCCTGCGTAGTAGCAATCCCAGCCTGCGTAGTGGCTGTACCCGCACCAGTAGACGCAGTAGTGGCACTACCTGACGCAGCAGAAGCACTCGACGCGGCACCAGAAGCACTCCCAGAAGCAGCACTCGCACTAGACGCCGAGTTAGTAGCCTGAGTCGTCGAGATCCCTGCTTGAGTGGTAGCCACCCCAGCCTGCGTCGATGCTGTACCGGCACTCGTTGAAGCGTTAGTTGCTTGCGTAGTAGCAGTACCCGCCTGCGTAGTAGCAATCCCAGCCTGGGTGGTCGCGGTCTCGGCTTGAGTCGTTGCAATACCCGCCTGAGTAGTAGCCGTACTTGCACCACTCGCCGCGGTACTCGCACTACCCGAAGCGGCAGAAGCACTCCCACTAGCAGCACTAGCACTCAAAGATGAGTTAGTAGCCTGGGTAGTTGAAATACCTGCCTGTGTCGTCGCTATACCAGCCTGAGTTGAGGCTGTACCCGCACTCGTAGCCGCGTTAGTAGCCTGAGTAGTGGCCTGCGCCACTTGCGCAGTCATCGACGTTTCAGACCAATTCTTAGTCGCCGCATCCTGCGCGTTAGTCGGATCCGCAAGACCAGTGACCTTAAACCCGCCAGCAGCAAGATTGGAACCAAGAGTCTTATTCGTCAACGTTTGAACATCAGTCGTTCCAACAACAAGCGACCCAAGTGTAATCCCATGAACATTCTCCGAAGAAGAACGATGCTGATCAGCTTCACGAAAATCCCTAGCAGAAGTACCATGCTCCACAGTGGCACCAGAACTATGCGCCACCGCAGTAGTACCATCCACACCACGGGTAACAGTGAAACTGGTACCTGTTGAAGCTGTAGCCTCAACAACTTCCTCATCCAAAGTGTCCCGGTCAAGAATCAACGTGTACGGATAGTTAGGTGGAAAATCCGATACCGCTAACACTAAAAGAATCGTGTCCCCAGAAACTACAGGACTTTGCAGAATAGTTTTCTTCGCTGAAGAACTGTAATACCGTGCTTGCACCATATCAATTACCTCTCGTAGTGCGCTCTGATTGGATTTTCCATTTGCTGCTGCCGCCGCACTTCCTGTAAACGTGTCTGATACAAACCAAGCATGTACTTACCGAGACGTTCCGCACCACCAGAAGGCCGCATGTTCGCCGCGAAATCAGCTTGGGCTGACAAACCTGAAAGCAGCGGTGTCTCAATGTTGGGAACAAGCCGATACGCGGCACCAAGACGAACCAAATCTTCCGCCGATGCGGGCAAACCTGTTGCAGTGAAATCTTCAGTATCCGCAACAAGTGACGGGGGACCAGCAGTACGAACCCTCATGTTGTAACCGGCAGTTGCACGATCATAAATACTAATTTCCGGCCCAGAAACACTGAACGGTTGAAGTTCGTAACGCCGCGAAGGAGTCCATTCACCTGTCGGACCAACATTCTCATAATCGACACGCAACACGGTACGCGCATTAACACTAGCAAGCGGATAGTTGGTCGCTACCGCATCAGAAACAACCGTTTCCGAGAACACCGCGTACACGTCAGGGTAAACCGCGAGAATAGCGTCATGAATCGCTTGCCGAACAGTATGCCTGGGGAACTGGGGTGAGGCTGCAACACGAACACCAGCATTGTGCGCTGTCGCTGTAGTTCCACGAAAACCTCTACCGTAAGGAGGAACAGTCAACAAACCAGCCGACCTGTCAACAAGATCAACTTGCAAAATCTCGTTATCAATCTCAATAATTCCCCGAGTAACCGCACTGGGGTCATGCACCGTGAACGTCAAATCGTTCACAGCCAAATTGGTGGTCAAATATGTGGCACGATCCTGTTGACTAGAAAAACCTGACAAGTAAAGAATCGTCGAATCAATAACCTGATTGAGTGTACTCATGCACCGGCCCGTCTAAGAGTTTTGAGCGAATCCTCTGGACTGCTTGTTGCAGGCTGCAAACCAAGCGAACGCGCGTACGCGTAATCGTTTAAGCCTTTATTAACTTTCGATGTTGTTTCACCATGAATCGAAGGAACACCATCACGCAAACATTCACCGTAACTATCATGATTTTTTTCTATGCAACCGGTACGGCACATTTCAGGACTCCTCAATGTATTCACCGAAACCGGCGTCAGTAACAGCATCAGCTTGGGCTTCAGTAAGAACGTTTTCGTGCCCACCCAAAAAAAACATTAACGAAGCATTAAGTGACGATTGTGTGGGATTCTGCACAATGGCACCAGTGCCATCAGTTTTTATTACAAGACTTTTCTGAATAGGTGTCTTAAAGAAGCGACCAAAAAAATGGTCATCAGTCTGCGCGGTAGGAACAATGGGTAATACAAGTTTTTTCACATTAACCTCGAAGCTAGAAGAAGGGGCAGGCGCGAGGCACCCACCCCTCCTTAAATTGCTAGTTAGGAAGCAATGCTGGAAGTAGAAGTAATCTTCCACATCGCTTCGGGACGGTATAGCGACCATCCCTGAATTGAATGCCATCCCAAAGGACGGAACCGTTGCAAACGGTCCACAACTGGTCCGAGAACCGCGTGTGGCTCAACCGCTGTTGCTTCAGCAAGAGCTTGCTTGCCAAGAACAAACGTGCTGTATTCGTGTGTTGCAGCGACACCGCTAGAAATGTCAACGGGGCAGCGTGGGGTTTCCACGACTTCAGAACCGCCGTAAACCCCAACAACCTGTTGCAGGATTGGCGCTTCACCGTTGTATTTACGCACATCCTCAAACGCGTTAGCGCCTGAAGCGTTACGTAGATCGAACGCAACGTCAGGGTGCATGTACGTTGCGTACAGCATCCCGTCACGTGGCATAACATTCGCGCCGCGCAGCTTAGCCACAACCTTGCGAATCTCAAGACCCGTCAAGTTACCGGCAGCAGCCTCAACCTGCGTGGTTCCGTTAAGAACCGTAGCAACAACGTCGTCAATACTGTCAGCCATGTTGTACGCCAAAATGTTGGCGATAGCAGGCTGAATGTCAGCAAACGCTGTCTCCATGCTGTAACGAGTGTTGATTACAGCGTTACCGTATTCACGAAGAATAACGGAAACATGATCAACATCGTCGATAGCGGCGGATTCAACGTCAACCAGTTCAGACAACGGGGTTGTTGCTTTAGCAAGATCGTTATACAGTGAAAAAGTTACTGCATAACCAGGCATTGCTTGTTGTACTGGTTTCTTGTCAGCAAGCGAACGAAACAGTACTTGAGATCGCAACGCGAACTCGATGTACCGGTCGTAAGCATTCTGAACCAGTGTGTCGTATGACACCGAAGTTCCGGAAGCATACGTTGAGGACGGTGCCGATGGGGTTTTTAGGGTCCCACCGGAGTTAGACCCCGATTTGACTATGTAGTCAGCCATGTGTTTGCACCCCTTTCAAGGGTGTAGTAGTTAAATGTTTATGCTGACGGACCGGATCGTGAACCGAAAAGTGCTTCGTTCAATTCTTCAGCGGAACCAGCCGAAGCAATGCGATTAAAAAGATCACCAGGGTCAACAGCCCCAGCAACGTCACCTAACTTCGCTAAACGTCCAGCGGCTTTAACTTCATCAGTGTCTTCCGTATCTGACCTGACTAGGCCAAACACTTCACTGTTCTCTTCAAGCCACAAACGCACTTGCTCTACTGTGGTTACGTCTGAAGGAATAAACTTGGCTATTTTCTCGTTCACACCAGAGTCCTTCAGAACGTCTTCAATAGTGTTTTGACGACCGGCACTCTCAATTTCATCGAGCCGCCCCTGGAGGTCTTTAACTTGCTTCTCTTTAGCTTTATATGCTTTTCGAAGGTCCCGTAAAGACGTGGAATCGTCATTCATATCCAGGTCGTCGTCGTACATTACATCTGACATATTTTCTCCCTTTATTCCCTTGATTGATTTGCTACCCACACAACGACCTCGGGGGAGGATTGTGGCTGTAACTACCAGGCTTCTACTCGCTAGGGGCTGGTGGGTCCTAGTCGGAGTGAAAAAGCTAAGTCGTGAACTTTCGCCGCCTACACGGTGCTTTTCCTTTATCAAAACATTAAACAATCAAAAACTGTGGCTTCGGGTTACCCTTACAATCAACACAAGGACGCTCACAGTGCCAAACACACCCATACTGGTGTCGGTACATGCAAAAGAATGTTAAGCCCTTAAAACGGCCTTAAAACTCCACGCCCCCTATGAATAGGGGTTTTTAACGTCCCTATCAGCCTGAATTCGAAGCCAAACTTGAAGAACTCACACCACTCGCCCCAGCAAACCTGGCACGCTCACGCGACTGCAAACCCTTCACCTTCTTAATCGCCGTGGCATCAATACCAAACTGTGACTGCACAATCTCACTATCACTAATGTCAGTCTCCTCAATAGCAGCCAGACGCTCAGTGGAATCACGCAAAACAGCAGCTCGACTGAAATTGTCCTGATACGAACCAATATTCGCATCCTGATCACCCGACAATCCCGCCAAACTTTCAGCGGTAGA